CCTTCTACCATGAGGGCGTTTAGGGGCGACCAAATCACCACCTGGCCTCCTAATGTTTTTTGGTAACTCAGCCATCCTTCCTCGTAAAAAGTTGCCATGCCATAACCATCATCTGATTTGCATAAAGCAATTGTCCCTAGTTTAGGGGGTGAATCAACTCCCCACCTATTTAATTCTTCAAAAAAGATACTATAGTCTTTTTTCCTTAATCTTCGATACCAATCACGCTGCCCTTGAGGAACAGTAAAACCATAGTTTGCTAACACCGTACGAACCAAAGACAAACAATCACCAGCCTTATGCCTTTCTGGGTCAGCACCTAAACGATAAGGAAGCCCAATTAATTGATGTGGTTTCACCTGTTTTGAATTGATCCAGTAATCGGTAAAGCTCCAACAATATCTCTTGTTAATACTTTGTCTGGAGCGTTTGCACCAACAGCATCAATAGCAGAAGACAGAATAATTTCTATTGATTCTGGATCGTATGACATAGAAGAAGCTAACCATTGCTCTTCTGTTAATTCTTTGCTTCTTTCAAATGCTTCTGTCATTAACCAAGTTTCTACTTTTACATGGTATTTATTAAGTACAATTTGTTGTGCATAATTCATGCTTAACTCATTATTTGCAAGTAATAATGATGAAGTCATATTGTCTCCAGATCTATTTCTTGCAGCTCCTTGATAAATAAAAGAAAGGTATTGAAATCCACTGATTGAAGGAGAGTGTCTTCCGTTTTGAAACTTGTCAGGAATATTTGCTACTGATCCATTGGGATTGGTAATAGTAATAAAATTAGTTAAAGCAACAAGACTCATAATCCTAAATTACTCCTTCTGCTACGAGAATTTTGAAGACTAGACAATGTTCTAGCTTCTCCAGCTTTAGCACCTCTTGATGTAGCAGTTGCAATAATTTGTCCTACAGCAGACTTAGGAACAAACTCTTCAGAGTTGAAGTTAAGAATAGGGCCACTGTAATTAACAGTCGTAGATCCTCCTGCACCTCCACCTGTATAGGACGAACCAGTACCAGCGACTACAGCATCACCTCTAGCACCTGCTGAGTAGCGTTGCATACTTGAAGCCATCTTTGATGCAGGAATTACATATTCGTTCTCTCCAGCCTCTCCTACAAGACCTACGGTTGGTCTGGTTACATACCCTCCTGAAGCGAAAGAACCAGCAGGAAATGTGTTTACAGAACCTAAACTATTATATAAAGCAGTATCTTTTCCAACTTGTTGTGTAGTGCTTAAAGCAGTATTTGTAGCTCCTCCAGTAATTTTAAAAGAATTAGCAAACATACCAACAATTTTTGCTCTTATTTGTGCTGCAAGTATGTCTGCTGCCATTTGTGCAAAACTAGCTGCTGTTTGTTTAAAGAAATTAGCTAATGCCTGTTGAGCACTCATTGATCCAGTAATTATTCCTTGGAATGAATTACTAAATGCAGCCCCTATTGCATCAGCAGCAGTTACAAGTTGTCTTACAGGATCTAAAAGTCTTATTAAATCATCATTTGCTTTATTTAACAAAGCTTCGTCTGCAACAAGTTTATTAAATTCTTTTTGAAGTTTTATTTTTTCTAATGAAATCTGTTTGAATTTTTCAAAGTTTTTTTCTGTTCTTAAAGCAGCTAATTCTTCCATTGAATAACCACCTATTATTCTTCCGTTTTCTGATTTGTTTAATCCAAATTCACCTATACCTCTAAAAATATTATATGACTCAAGATTAAATAAACCACCTTTAGCTTTTCCTTTTTCTGTCATTATTTTTTTATTTTTTTCTAAAATTTGATTTGTAATTTCAAGTTCTGTTCCTTTTAAACCATTTAATTTCATAGCTTCTACTATTCTTTTGGTTTCTTCTAAACTTAATTCTTCTGATAACGCTGGTAATGCTTGAAGAGTAGAGGCGTAATCTTTAATACCAGCAAGTGATTTAAAGACTGATTCTGATCCAATAACACTTGTTAATGCTGTACGTGCAGAAGCATCAAAAGCTTTAAATGCACTTAAAGCTGTTAACGCTTCATCTTTTGTCATTCCAAGTTGTTTTGCAAACTTTGATACTTCTCTGGCAGTAAAGGTTGACGTTCCACCAGTAGCTTTTATTGCTACGTTTAAATTATTAATTGCTTTTCTATAATCAATTACTTCTTGAATTTTTTGAGCAGCAGCCGTTCCAGCAATAGATAATCCAAAACCTAGTCCTCCTCCTAATGCACCACCAATTGCACCACCAACTCCACCAAGAACAGAAGCAAGACCACTTTGACCAAAGAGAAGTGGAAAACCTCCACCAATTAGTCCACTACTAAGTGCTCCTCTAGCTCTTCCACCCATACCTCCTCTACTTGCAAACATTCCTTTGGGATTTGCATTTTTACCAATTCCATATCTATTCAACATTGACATCCTGTTTGCTAATGGTGTTTCAGGAGCCATAGCAGGGCCAAACATAGGTTGAGGGCCGTATTCATCAGCCGCAAAACCGTGACCTACCTTTCTTCCATGTCTTCTCATGGATTTTTCTACAGGACTAAGAAGAGCTTGACCTCCTCTTCCTATGTAAGCGTTCCAATCTTTAAATCCACTTCCCTGTCTAGATTTCTTACTTAAAGCAATATTTTTTCTAATTTGATTTTCTATTCTATTTTCTACTTTTAAAACTTCTTCTAATACTTTCTTCCTTCTAAAGTTCTCTTTATTAATATCTTTTCCTAATAATATGTTTTCTCTTAATTGTTTTAAATACTCTCCTTCTTCTTTTGGGAATAAGTCTAAACTACCTGGATATTGCGTTAATGTTTTTACGTCAAATCCTCCCATCTGCATAGCAGGAAAAAGAGACATCAACTCTTTATTACCAAAAGCATTAGGGAAAGTTGTCTGACCATACCAACTCCTACCTATTTGAGGAGCAAACATCCCTTCTAATGCTGCTTTCCCTTGGGATTGCATACCTTTCATATTTGCAAAACCACCACCTTTCATATCTTCAAAATTCTTCCAAATATCCATATTCAATGCTGATCTTGGATCATACAAAATCCCTAATTGCTTGAAACTCTGAAGAGAATCAGCAATAATTTTTGTATTCATTCTCCTAAACCTATTAATAGTATTTTCTGTAAACTTGACTGCGGCTCGTTCTAAAGTAATAAACTGTCCAGCGGCTGCTGCTACTGGACTAGCAAAATTCAAAGCTACTTTGGCTGCGTTTAAAGCACCACCTAAAGCAGTAACTGAAAATGCTGTATCTGAAAGACCTCTTGCAAGATTTGAAAAACTTGTTTTATTTAATTTATTTAAAATATCGGAAATTCCTCTTAATCCAGCACCAGATTCAAGCCCACCTAAAAAGTTTTTACCAAAAAGACCGCCAAGACCTTTATTTAGAGATCCTCTTAATGCCCCAAGTTTAGTAAGTAATCCCCCAAAACTAAAAGTAGCTCTTTGACTTGTTTTTTCTATCTCTTTAAGTTCTCTATTGACTTTATTTAAAGATCCACTTGCTAATTTATTAGCTTCTTTATCTGCTTTTGTTAAATTTTCTTTTAACTGTTGAGAAGGTGCATCCATCTTCTCTAATTGTTGGACTATTTTATTAGTCGTAACATTTAATTTATCTAATGTTTTAGTTAATTTTGTTAACGCACCAAGATTTTTTATAGCAATTCGTATTTGAGCGTCAGCCGATGCCACAACTTTTTCCCTAACTCATTCCATATTACCTACGTCTTCGAGCTTTTTGCATTTCTTTCTCTTGATCTTCGTTTAACACTTGGAAATAAGCTGACCATCCAACAATCTCTTCCATCGTCATTTGACGTATCTCAGTTAAAGACTTCCCTAGCTCTTTTGCTATCCCAAACTGAAGCATTAATAAATTATCTTTTCGTATCTCTTCGCTTAGTCTTTTGGGTCTAAAGCATCCTCATCATCTGTTATTACTGCCAACATTAACTTCTGTAAATCAGCATCCTTTACCTCATTCTTTAAAACATCTATCTCTCCCATTTGAAATAATCTTTGACCATTTTCGTCTTGTGCTTTAGAAATCAACAGTCTTAAAGCAAACTCATTTGCATCATCATTTTTAGCTCCTCTCTGTGCTCTTTCTCTTTCTGCCATCGTTAGTGGTGCGACCCACATCTCAAAAATAGATCCATCAGAAAGTTCTACTTCTTTTTTTGTAGCTTCTAAATTTGCTGCTTTCTTTAAACGATCTATCGCTCGTAATGTTGATCTTGCAGATCTAGGACTTGTTGACATAGTAAAAAATTATATGAAATTATTCTAGCGTAATAAACAATAAAAAACCCTGCTAAAGAGCAGGGTTCTTGGAACATTCCGATTCCGTTCTTATTATGAACGACTAAAATCGAATGTTGGTACTCCAGCAGGACGGAAGTTAACTGTTACTGCTTGTGCATCATCAGGAGTAACACCTAAAGAAGCAGAAGTTAGTGTTGCATCAAAGCTGATAAAACGACTAAGAGTGTCACTTACAGTTCCACCACTAAATACACGGTCTGTATAAAGTTTGAACGCTGCACCAACTTGTTGACGCTGAAGAACATCTTCAATCATGCGGTTAGAAAGAGAAGCATCTTCGTTTGTCATGTAAGC